GACGCCCGCCTGCATCTTTCAAATTCAATTTGTTACTCCTTTATCCTTAACTGCCTTACCTCACCGAACCGAACCAAACTCTAAATCACCGTGCCTTGACTGCCATACCATTCCGAATCCGACCGAACCCCGCCACGACTGCCCGACCGAACCCGACCTGACCGCGCCCCACCTGTCCAGGTGCGACCCATCCACGACTGCCCAACCACACCGTTCCTTGCCCCACCTTGTCATACCGCGCCGGATCGCACACCACCCAGCCTGAACTGCCTTACCAAACCCAACCTGACTAGTCCCAGCCTGATTACGCAAAACTACGCCCTGCCGAACTGCACCTAGACTGCCCAACCAAACCACTCACTACCGCGCCATGCGCTAGATGTCCCGACCTATCCACGACTGCCAAACCATATCTCGCTGGACCCAACCAAATAACTCGCTACGCAACCATGACTGCCATGCTCCACCAAATCTCGCCTGACCTGTCGCTGTGTAACCTCGACATACCTAGACTGCCCCACCATACGAGACCAAAACAAGCCACTTCATAAGCTGACAAACCGCGCCTTGACTGCCAAATCTTTCCGCTTGTTACCGTATCTAACCTATCCAAACACCACCAAGACTGCCCTGCCCAACCAAACTCTGTGAGACCAGTCCTAACGTATCCAATCCCCGACTGCCGTGCGGGGGGACCGAAGTCCCCCACCAAGTTACATCTTTACCGCTTCTTTTACTCGACCTAAATCTTCCAGAAGATCATCGATCTGGCCGTTCATGCCAAGAGCTTCAGCGTGTAGCTTGGCCCTTTGCAAGTGTGATTCAGCCCGAGCAAACTCCATGACGATCGACTCCCTTGCTAAATCAGAACTGGTCTTGAGTTTATCGATCGATACATAGCCCTGCTCCATCGAAGCAGCCTCCGGGTCTCGCACGTAGTAAACCGTGGAGATCTTTCGGTTTTCCGTAGTGATCACCACCCGAACGGATGTGATGATTTGACGGGCTTGGAACAGTCGATGCTGATGCGCAGCCAAGCTATCATCCCACTCAAACAATCCATGCAGGATTGAGTTAGGATCTTTCGCTGCGTCTAATACTAGGTCAGGAGTAAGCCGACCGCCATTTAGATCAGCAATCTCCGCAAGCTTTTCAGCAACTAATTCTCTGTCTTTGATGATTGCGGTACTCATGCTGCCACCTTAAATCCGCGGCGCTTGGTCTCAGCATCAAACCAGGACAACAACTCTTCGGTCTCTGCATCGAAACACTCAGGCTCGGCCATAGCATTGACTTGCGCCTTGCGTCCCATGGTCTTGATGATCCGCTGGAAATCTTTGTCGTCCTCACTCACCAACTTGAAGCAACCATAGTTTCCGGAACCTTTTTCCTGACGCCAATCACCCACACCAGACACCATCCCGCCAGAGGCCAACAGGTTAGCGACCGATTGCTCTTTGAGCAGAGGCTTTGTGAACTCAATCGTCAGACGGCAGGCCCACTCAGGCATGACTGCCCGGGTGCGAACGTCCGGTGTGCGATTGATATCGGCCGATCGGGTAGTGGCCATGAGAACTTGCGGGATACCGTAGATCTCGATCGCCTGACCTTCCACATAGATATGCTTCTTGATCTGCGTACGGGCTACCCCGGGCATATCGAGTGCCGCGGTCATCATCGTTCCCTTAAATGCGCTGGGCAGCAGGGAGATCAGAGTATTAGCATCTTCCTCCTTGATGATGTAAGGCGAATCGCGAAACTCTTGCAGCGGGTTGTGCTTCAGGCTAATCGCCTTCTCAGCTGCGTTCTTCTTACCCTTTGGGAATAGCAACTCTTGCAGGGCTTTTTGGCTCATGCGATTGTGGATCAGCGGGGTGGTTCCCAAGACGCAGAACTCCATCTTGCCGCGGGTTTGCTCATAGATAACGATCTCACCTGTAGAGGTGGTTGAAGCTTTTGCCATGATTTTCTCCTTGATTTTGGCAGGTCAACATTGACCACATAGCCCGCTCATCGAACGGGCTATGGGGAAGTGCTGGCTATGCGTGTCCGGTCTTTACCTCCAAGAAAGAACTCACCGCTTCATAGATGCGGCTCAATTCGTCTTCGGTGATCTCCATAGAATCCAAGACCACCCCGTACATATCCCGGTTCTCAAGTGCCATCTGCGCAATGGTCAACGCAATGATCATGTCCGGGCCGGTGAGTAGGGTGCGCACTATAGCCATCCCGCGTATTTCTTAAATGCTTTTTTGTATTCCGCATAGGTCTTAAACCCCTGCGGCTTACGCATCACGCAGTACAGGGCAAAGTCTTCGGACATGAAATGCCCTTGCGCCAACTCATCGTGCGACTTTCCGACCTGATCGTAGGTCTCCCCGTTGTAGTGAGACTTGAGAACAAACTTAAGCTTCTCCCACAGATCATGGTCGTATCCATTAGGGCAGATGTCTTGCCCATCGACGCGGCCGTATCCATCGTAGACGCCCTCAAGCTTTCGGCCATCCGGATACAGGACCACGATGTCAAATAGCTGCGGGTACTTCTTATGCCAATCGTTCCCGTAGCCATGATGGATCACGGGGTGGTGTGATTTCGCGCAAGTCTTTGAAAAGAATCCCATGCTTTCTCTCCTTAAAGTGTGGGAAATAATTCGTCTTGATCCATGAATAACGCGCCACCGTTGTTGCCCTCATCATCAGCTGAAGCAAACATATAGCTGCCGTTATCGAACACAATCACCAGCGGGCGCTTCGACCAATACATCTCATCCGCTTCGTCTTTGGTCATGTATCTGACCTCTTTGATGCGCCGGCCGACAAGCTTTTTTTCTGCAATCTGCGTGGCCCGACCTTCGATAATCAACTCGTTTGATTTCACGGGAAGATCCACGCTGATCGTGGGAGTGAGGGTAACTTTCATGCCGCCTCCCTTACTTTCAGATCCCAAGCTTGTTGCAGCCCTTTATCTGAAAATTGATCGTATCCACCACCAGCAAAAAACATGGTTACCTGATGTAGCTGATCAGGGTTATCTAACAAAAAGCGCAACTCTAATTCGGTCAATTCCTTGACCATCTGCTCTCTTGTTTTCATGCTTGCTCTCCTTCGACGTAAAAGAAAAAAGTTTTTTGACAACGCGGGCAAACACCGCTCTCACCCTCACCCACTAACGGCGCAGTAAAAATGCGAACGCCATCACGCGGACAAGACGGAAGATCGTCTGCCTCAAGTGCATAAAAAACTGGGTTATCCATTTTTAAAACCTCCTAGCAATTGAAAGGATATTGAAAGTCAATATTGTTTGTCAAGCCTCACCAACCAGCCTCACCTTCTCAGGCCTCACCCATTCGGACTCACCCACCAGCCCTCACCTACCAGCACGAGGGTAGCGACGAGTGCGACCGCCAGCGCGACCGCGACCGCAACGCGAAGCGCGACCGGGTCCGGATCTGACCCAGCCGGCCGCGGATCGATATCCGACCCCACGATCAGGACCGATCGATACATCTGGCCGGGACTAACCCGATCAGCTTTCCCGTTAGCGTCTCCGCGTATACCCAAGGCGCCCACGGAGTGCGCAGGCGAATCCGCAGCCCGTAGGGCAGGCCCGCGAGATGCGGTAGCTGCGCAGCCGTGGCCGAGGGCTTATAAATAAAAACCGGTCTAGATTTCCGCATAAGTTCCCCTTAATGATCCCCGAGACAATCCCCGGGCCGGTATCCCCTCAGCCGTGGCCAAAGGGATACAAGCCCGGAAACTATGCTCGGGCGATCGGGATCACTCGACGGGCGCGGGCTTCGGTTATTTTTTCCCGGAATCCATGGGCGCGGAATCCGACAATCACGGACCGATCAGCGACCGCGCAAAGCTTGCACGATTCGCACGTTACCCCGTCCCGGGACTGCGCGGGGCATATCACAATCGGCCGGCCGGCGGGCGTGTACGTTTTTTCCGGGGTATCCGCGGGCACTATCGCCACGACCGGCCCGGCTTTTAATTCGGCCAACTGATCAGCTTCGCCCGCATCATCCGCGGACAAATTGACCGTAAAGCCCCACGCGTTCGCGTGTCGAATCCAGCCGACCGCCTGCGGGCTTTTTTTGTGCGTGTACGTGTAACCCCTGCGGCCGGTATTGGCCGCGACTAGGTGGCCAAGCGCGACCGGATCGACCGCTTCCCCGTCTCCGGGGAGATCCCCGGCCACGTTATGACGCCAAAGCTGGCCGGCCGGTAAAGCTGCGACACGTTCACAAAGCTTCGACCATTCCAGCCCGGCCGCTGCGCGATTCCACGCCAGCCGGGTATGGAATGCCTCGGCGTAGCAATCCAGCCCGTAATGAGGGCAGGAAGGCGGGCAGCTTTCCCGCTGCGTATACGTTACCGGGATCGGGCCGGTTTTAACGTTCGCGGATCTCTCGACGAATAGCGCTTTCATATCTTGCCCTCCACGGATTCCCATGCATCGATTAAAGCCCGCGAGACCTTGTGAAAATTCGAGTCTTCGAGCGCGGCAAGACAAATTAAAAAGATATCCTTGCCGTCCCAGTCGGTAGACGCGGCAAGCGACAGCCCTAAGTCTAGGATTTTCTGATCGTCCATCATTGCACCCCCGAATAAGTGTCATATCCGCGGACCCGCGACCGCCTTTCCCGCGCGACACGTTCGCGGATCTTCGGATCGGTCCCAAATCGGTCCCGGTACGCGTTAAAAAAAAGCGCTAGGTCGCAGTCTTCTTCGAGATACGCGAAGGCGTCCCGCTGATATGAGTACCGGCTTATTTTCTCCGCGATCATTAGATCCGAAAGAATCGCCTTCGGTACTTTGACCCAGCCATGACCGGGATCGGAAATAAAATCGAACGTTTTTTGCATGGTGTAACCCCTTGAAAAAACCCCGGGGAAATCCCCCGGGGAATTGATTAATCGAGACGGGATCCCGCGTAGGCGTTGATTCCAGCTTCCCGCAGTACGGCCGCATATGCGTTCGCGAAAGCTTCTTTTCTTGCGACCGACTGCCCGAATTCAGTAACCCAGTAATCCACGCCACCGCCATAAGCTGGGGACATAAGCCCGCGGGCTTTCGCCCATATGGCAAAGCTTGAATTGGCCGGTTTAACTTTGACCCACGCGAACCCGCAGGCTCCATCGTCGACGCGCCAAAGCTGGCCGCGTAATTCGTCGATTACGTGCATCGGGACGGGCGAAGCTTCAATTCCCGCCTGAAGCCCAGCTTCCCGGGCGCGATCCGCTAAAGCTTGAAATTCCGCGTAACGGCTAGCGCGGGCGTTTTTTTCAGCGCTGATTTTTTCTTTAAGTGTCGCGTATTGCATGATTCGATTCCCTTTCATGTATTTAATGACTGGCAAAGCTTCGAACGGAAAGCCCGAAGGATTCCAGCCCCTGCGATTTAACATCGATCGAGTAACCTAGGGCTTCGATCTCGCGCAGGCTGGCCGGGGTTAGCGTTTTAGTCCCTGCGATCCGGGCGAATGATTTCGAAGCTTCGCAGGCGGGATACACGACCCGCGATCCGTAGACGTCCTTAATTTCGACAATGATTGTTTTCACGATTTCCCCTTAGATCGAAAAGAAAATAGAGCGGAGCGCCTGATAGCGCGAAGCGCCTAGGCTGCGGAGATACCAGTAGGCCCGCTTTTTACCGTAGCAGCGGATGTATGCGGCAAGCGCTGGCGGATTAGATTCGATTTCCAAAATTACGTTATTCATTAAAAACCCCTTTTTGAAATTCCCGCGGATCCGCGCGGTCGGTATCGATAAAAACGAATCGACAGATGCAATCGTTGACTTTCAAGACTTGATTGTCAACACTTTATCTCTATCGATCAAGGGGAATTGATAGCGGGAAACAATCGCGGGAGATCCGCGGCCAGCCCGAAGGGCGAAGGCTTGCAATTCGTCACGATCGGTCTAAACTATCGATTCTAAGAAATACCCATATAAAACACTATGACGAAACGAATGACGCGCCGGGAGATAGCCGAAGGCCTTAAGACCGTCCCGATCGAATCCCTGCTAATCGGGGTAAACAATCCCGCGGGAATAAAGCTTACGGCAAAGCAAAAAAGATTCGCCGAGGAAATAGTAAAGGGAAACACAAAGGCGGGAGCGTATAGGGCAGCTTATCCCGACAGTAAGGCGAAGCCAGCCGTCCAAAGCGTAGAGGGTCATAGATTAATGGCCAATCCTAAAGTGTCCCTTCAAATAGACGCGATGAGGCTGGCGCTTGAGAGACAGAAATATACAACGCCCGCAGCCTTGAGGGCGCTGGTAATCGATCAGCTAGTGGAAAAGGTCTTGGACCCCGAAGTAAAGCCGGCCCAGCAATTGAAGGCGCTTCATTTACTCGGGACCGTTACAGAAGTCTCAGCTTTTAATGAGCGCAAAACCATAGAGCATATTAATAGCGATTCGGAATCTATCCGCGGCCGGCTACTTGAGACAATCCGGGCCGCTTTGAAGGTAGACGCGATCGACGTCGAGGCAATCGAAGGCGATGATTTGCTGGCCGAGATCAAAAGCGCCCGCGCAGAACCCCCGGCCGATGCGGATTCGACGCCCGCGGACCCCACCCGGACGCCACCCCCCGCGGCCAATCACGGAGTCTCACAGTCCACTATGCATACTATTCCACACTCTCAATCCCCTCTTGAATCTGAGCCTCACCTACCAGTAGAAACGGGTGCGGTTCTGGTGGAGAAAGAGGACGATGAAACTACTTGACTGTCAACCTCAGTGTAACAGGTGTTACACTTAACTTGACTTTCAAGGGGGTGGGGGTAGTAACAAAGTTATGAAGGTGGGGGTAGGGGTGATTTATAGGAAAGCCCCCCTTTGTGTTTTGAAATGAGAGTGGGTGGGGGGGTATATTTTTTTGGGAAGGCGAAAGGTTAGAGAAGTGACTCCGGCTCAGAAGGAAGTGTTTTTGATAATTGATGAGTTTTGGAAGAGGTATGGATTTGCGCCCTCGATAGATGATGTTATGTATCTAACGGGTGAGAAGGGTCGTGGGAATGTGGCAAGGAAGATGAGAAGGTTAGTAGAGTTGGGGTTGTGTAAAGGGATTCCTGGGAGAGCCAGGACGATTAGACCTGCGAACATAAGGGCGCGGGACATTGAGTAAAGTAATAGATTTAATCAATCAACTTCCCGAAGGCGAAAGGGAAGAACTATTGATCATGGCGCAGGAGTATCAGGATGCGCTTATGAGGGAAAAGGCTCAGAAGTCGTTTATGACCTTTGTAAAGTCAATGTGGCCGGCCTTTATTCATGGAAGGCATCACGCGGTCATGGCTAAGAAGTTTGAAGAAATTGCCGAGGGGAAACTAAAGAGGCTGATTATTAATATGCCCCCGCGGCACACGAAGTCTGAGTTTGCTTCCTACTTATTGCCGGCCTGGTACTTAGGGCGGTTTCCCCACAAAAAGATTATTCAAAGCTCCAATACAGCGGAGTTAGCGGTGGGATTTGGACGTAAAGTTCGAAATCTGGTGGATGGAGATATGTATGCAAAAGTCTTTCCGAACGTATCCCTGCGACACGACTCTAAGGCTGCTGGGCGGTGGTCTACTAATGCTAATGGTGAGTATTTTGCTATTGGCGTTGGCGGTACCGTCACTGGTAAGGGAGCTGACCTCCTTATTATCGACGACCCTCACTCGGAACAAGAGGCAGCCCTAGCCGGCCAAGACCCAAGTGTCTACGATAAGGTCTATGAGTGGTACTCCTCTGGGCCGCGGCAGCGTCTTCAGCCCGGTGGAGCGATCGTAATTGTGATGACGCGCTGGGGAAAACGCGATTTAACGGGGCAAGTTATCAAAGCCAGCGCTCAAAGGGGCGGCGATGAGTGGGATGTCATTGAATTTCCAGCGATTTTGCCCTCTGGAAAGCCTTTGTGGCCTGAATTTTGGAGCCTAAAAGAGCTTTCCGCTCTAAAAGAAGAGCTTCCGAACCCAAAATGGCAGGCTCAGTACCAACAAGACCCAACTTCTGAGTCCTCAGCAATCGTAAAACGGGAGTGGTGGCAGGTTTGGGAGGAAGATAGCCCCCCATCTGTGAGCATGATCATCCAAGCCTGGGATACTGCGTTTGAAAAAAACAACCGCGCCGACTATTCGGCCTGCACAACCTGGGGAGTTTTTGATCATCCGGATAATAATGGCGTCTATCAGGCGAATTTGATTTTATTAAATGCCTTTCGCGATCGGCTTGAGTTTCCGGAACTGAAAAAACGCGTGTTGGAACAATATAAAGAGTGGAGTCCCGACGGACGGTACAAGAATTCACCCCAACCCGCGGCAATGACAAGATCACCAGACTTAATGCCGTGGCCGATTTGTTTGCCTCCGGCCGAGTCTGGATTCCAAACACTAACTGGGCCGAGGAAGTCGTGGACGAGGTTGCATCTTTCCCCTCCGGAGAGCATGATGACTACGTTGACTCCGTATCCCTGGCTCTAATGAGATTTAGGCAGGGTGGTTACGTTCGTACCATCCTGGATGAAGAGGACGAACCTACTTACTTTAAGCAGCGAAGAGCTGCCTATTACTAAGGATGAAACATGGCTATTGAGAAGGCTCTATACCAAGCCCCAGTCGGGATCGACGAAGAACCAGCCGAGGCAATTGAGATTGAAGTTGTTGATCCGGAGTCAATGTCCATCAAGATGGATGGGGTAGAGATTGATATTGAACCCCGCGAGATTAACTTCAGACGTAGAGAATGATGAGAACTCCAGAAAAGACTGGGCCGACATGTTGGTTAAAGGTCTGGAGGTCTTGGGAATCAAATATGAAGAAAGAACCGAACCCTGGAACGGAGCCTGTGGAATCTTCTCCACTTTGCTTTCAGAGGCCGCGATCAGATTCCAGTCCGAGACGATCATGGAGACCTTCCCGGCCAAGGGACCGGTCAAGACGAAGATCATAGGTCAGCCTAACAAGTTTAAGGAAGAGGCATCCGAGCGGGTTCAGCAAGATATGAACTATCAGCTCACCGAGGTGATGGTTGAGTACCGCCCCGAGCATGAGCGACTTCTCTACTCTCTGGGTCTTCAGGGGTCCGCATTCAAAAAGGTTTACTACGATCCGAGTCTCGGACGCCAGGTCTCTTTATTTGTGACCGCAGAAGATGTGATCGTTCCTTACGGCGCATCTAATTTAGAAACAGCGCCTCGTATTACTCATGTAATGCGTAAAACTCGCAACGAACTAAAGCGTTTACAGGTTGCTGGCTTTTATCGTGATGTAGATCTTGGAGATCCGGTCTTTATTCAGACGGATATTGAAAGGAAGAAGGCGGAAGAGGCAGGCTTCACGCTAACTTCGGATGACAGATATACATTGCTTGAGATTCAAGCTGACCTTGACCTGCCAGGATACGAGGACAAAGATGGAATCGCACTCCCGTACATCGTTACGATTGATAAAGGGACATCAACAGTCCTCGCCATTCGTAGAAACTGGAATCCCGATGACCCCCTTAAGCTTAAGCGGACCCATTTCGTTCACTATGGCTATATTCCCGGCTTTGGCTTTTACAACCTTGGCCTCATTCATATTATCGGTGGGTATGCTCGCGGAGGCACGACGCTTATACGTCAACTTATTGACGCAGGATCCCTGGCTAACCTTCCAGGAGGGCTTAAAGCCCGAGGTCTCCGAGTAAAGGGAGACGACACGCCGATTGCTCCGGGTGAATTTAGAGATGTAGACATTCCCGGTGGAGCAATTAAAGACAACATAATGACTCTGCCTTATAAAGAGCCGAGTCAGACCCTTCTTGCACTACTTAATCAAGTAAACGACGAAGCGCGTCGCTTGGCTTCAGTCGCAGACATGAAAGTGTCTGATATGAGCGCACAGGCGCCGGTAGGCACGACTCTGGCTTTGCTTGAACGGCAGCTGAAGACCATGAGTGCCGTGCAGGCGAGGGTCCATCACGCGATGAAGCAGGAGTTCAAACTCCTGAAGAACATCATCCGTGACTATACGGAGGACGCTTATGCTTACGAACCGCAGAACGCACCACCCCGCGCAAAGAAAAGTGATTACGACCTTGTTGAAGTCATCCCAGTCTCTGATCCAAACGCCGCCACTATGGCGCAGCGAGTTGTCCAGTATCAGGCGGTTATTCAACTGGCTCAATCCGCGCCTCAGATTTATGATCTTCCTGCTTTACACCGCCAGATGCTTGACGTACTTGGCATTAAGGATGCAGCAAAGCTCGTACCGACCATCGACGATCAAAAGCCTGTAGATCCGGTCTCGGAAAACATGAATGCTCTGAAGGGCAAACCTCTCAAAGCATTCATTTACCAGGACCACGACGCACACATCGCAGTTCACCAGACGATGATGCAAGATCCGAAGATCATGGGAGCGATTGGTCAGAACCCGATGGCTCAACAGATCCAGGCTTCG